TTAAGCTTAAATTGTCTTAAGTCCATATTATAGATCTACCTTATGAGTTTTGTACACAAAATTTTCAGATTTATACATTTTTAGTCGCTCCCACGAGTGCAATAGAGCAAAATTTTGTCTTCCCATCCAACTAATGTCGTCCGTGATATCATACAGTTGAGTTGTTCGCCCGTCGTCTGATTTGCGAAGACCCCTTCCAATTGATTGTAAGACTCTAATTTGTGATTTGCTTGGACTTGCAAATATAATATTGTGAAGATTACGAATATTGATACCAGTACTAAAGGTGCCCAAGGAAGCAACAATGATCGCATCGGATTGTTTTTCTGTGATTTTTCTAATTGCTTCTCGATCTGACGTATCAGTCGCACCGCTGACAAAGAAAACTTTTCGATCATTATGTGCTTTATCCTCAATTAAATTATATAGTATCTTACCATGTTTCTCTACAAATTGAAACAGGACTAGTGTATTACCTTTTTGTTCGAGTGATAGATTACGAATAAATTTGTTACGTTTCTCATGAGTTACGATAAAGTCAATTTCATCTTGGTATGATTGCTTTCCGAAGTCTTTCTTTATTTCATCAGAGTAATTGAGTACCAAACGCTTGATTTCTAACTTTGCTAGCGTGTCGTTATCTTGTAGTTCACGTGTTGTTGTAACCTTATGCACTCTGCCAAAGAGACCTTGAAGAACTAGCTCGTGTGTTTGCGTCCCATCAAGAGTACCGGTAGTACCAAATCGATAAGCAGCTTCAGAACATTTGTTCATAATAGATGTAAGAGACTTAGATTTAAATCCATGACACTCATCACCAATTACCATACCAAACTGCTCAAACCAAGCACCACTGAGTTTATATATCGATTGCCAAGTGGAAATAATTATTGGACATTCCGTGTCCTTATCTTTACCAGAATAGATTTTATGGACATTTTCTGTCTGATAACCATAGTCTTTAAAATCATTCGTCATTTGCTCTACCAACGAAGTGGTAGGTACTACAATTAAAACCTTTTGGTGTTCTTCAGCGATCTGAGATAAAAAATAACGAACTAATACATAGATTATTAACGACTTGCCAGAACCGGTTGGTGAAACAAGAATAGCACGTCTTTTTTCTAAACCTTTGCAAACAGCATCAAACTGGTAATCGCGGATTGGAAACGGAAGACTAATACTATGAATGAAATCTATTATCTCCTTTGGATCTATCTTGTCATTATTACGAGTATCGTCAGGGTATCCATATTCGCTCTTTTCTGCGGATATGGTATAGCCACGTTGAGCGGCAAACTTCTCGAGATGTTCGACGAGTCCAGCGGGTAATAATCCCGTTCTAATGTTTAACAAATATATTTTGCCATCCCATTGCCGGTTTCGAAAGGCTGGCATATACTTGTGTCCGGGCACAAAAAACGAAAAGAAGTCGTTTAATTCGTATAATATAGAATATTCAGCTTCTATTAATAACGATGAGTGATTAACTTTCTTTACTTTTATCATTTTATAATAATATCAATTTCCAGACTCAAACTGACGCCATTTAATCATATTGCCGATTGTTTGATGCCGCCATTTTATATTATCTATTATATCAGTAAGAGTATCTTTTACTGTTTTCCAGTACTCAATAAGCTCTTCTGATTTTTGAATTTCTGGATCTGAATCGTAGTAATAATCCATCTCACCTTTCATGACTTTTAAGCCATCAAATGGATCTGGGTCCCACCCCTTTGAGATGATTTCTTCTTGAGACATTTTGCCGTTATACCAAAGCCATTTTTCTTTGAGTAAAGTTTTTTGTTTAAACTCTGCTCTTTTTAAATTTAACTTTGCTTCGGTTAGCATTCGTAGATATTTTGCATGTAAATTTGGTGTATCACGAGATGCATCATCTAATTTCATATTATCAATCTTACAGTCTTCTTCCCACATAGTGAGAACAGTATTCAAGTCAATCATAATATACCTCTATTTAGAGAACTTCAAAATAACTAAATCTAAACGAAACTGGACACGTTAAGAACTCTGTACCACCCGAAGTAGATTCTAATTCTATATTACCTAACGCACTAGGTATTGCATCTATATATCTAATTTTCTTAGTAACATTATTGTGGCTAGACAAGATATTCAACGTAAGATCAGAAAAAGATGGTATGTCATTACTATTTCTATCTGTAGCAACTTTATTTGGCTCTTCAACTACTCTCTTAAGCCAATTGAATACTTCTAAATAAGCATTCATATCTTCATCTAAGATAATATTTACATTTAGTTCTGAAAATACAAACTTATCGCCCGGAAATGGAATAGCAGATACGTTACGAAAAGGTAATTCTGCACCACCAATGGACACTCCAGGATGAGACACGCTTTGGCAGAAGAACTCCAAATTTGGGTAGTTTCTTCTATCGATAACCAACTTAAACGAGGTTGGTTGTAGAAAGTTTATGTTAGTAGTAAGATCTGTCATAATTTTATTTATACTTAAAAGAAGGCCCTCCGAAGAGGGCCTTTAGTTAGATTATTATTATTATAATCTTTTCCAGAATCAAGCGAGGATGTTGTCCACACGGAAGATTCTGTAGTACTGGTTAGTCTTGACTGCTGCCAAGCCATCGGCTGGAGTATCGCCAACGAATGGGTTTGAAGCCATACCGTAACGAGTCTTGAAGCCGATCTTAGGCTGGAAGGTATCTTCTCCAACCGCACGCACCATTGTGAGTGGTACGTATGGGCAGTAGAACAAGCCAGCATCGTATGGGTTAGTACCCTTATATCCAACTGTGACATAGTCTACAGAAGCATATGGATCGATGTATACACGAGTACGTCCGTTCAATGTACCAGCAAATGTATTACCAGTATCATCTACTTGCAAAGAAGTAGCTAATGCAGGAGCATAGTCGAGCATTCCAGAAGCAGCGAGGGCCGAAGCAACATCTGAAGAACAGATGATGAAGTTACCCTTTCCACGTCTTGTCTCTTTTGCAATTACGTTAGCTTCTCTTTCAAGCTGAACAATAAGTCCCTTGAACTTCTCAACTGACCAACGTCCGTCAGCATCAGTTGAAAGATCAAAGATGCCATTTACTGCAGTGTTAGCTTGCAAGCAACCTGTCTTAGCTTGTGAGTTAATAGTACGAATAACTTCACGGTTGATTTCAGCCAAGATCTCAGTTGAAAGAATGTTAGCAAGCTCAGTCTCAGCATCCAAGCCATGGATTGCTTTCAGATCCTGAGCGAGTTCCAAAGAGTACTCAGCTTTCAGCGCACGAGACTTAGCTGTAACAGTTGCTTTCTCGATAGTGAAGCCCATTTCTTTGAAGTCAGCCGCTCCACCACCTGAGCCAAGAGCTTCAGCAGTAGAAGTTGGCATTGGACGACCAGTTGTATCAGTAATACGTGCATCGTCAGCAGTTGAGTCTGAGTCAAGGTTAGCAACATTCAAGCCAGATGCGTTATCTGAATCATGAGCACCAGCACCAGCTGAATCTCCAGAGAATGTTGTAACAGCTTCTTGGAACAATGCTTCTTCAGAAGTAGTTGCACCAGCACCGTAGCGTGACTTCATAGCGAAGATCAGGCCAGTAGGACCAGTCATTGGCTGTACACCGCAAATGTCGTATGCCATCAAGTTAGGCATTGCACGGCGCACAAGAGCAATCAATACTGGATTCCAGTTTTGTGCAGAAGTAGTGTTGTTACCAGGTGCAGCTTCTGAAAGGAAGCCAGAGTTTTGAGCAGCTTCTTCAGCAAAAGCGCGCTCTTGGTTTTCTAGAACTGCAGCTGTAACTGCCTTTCTGTGGTTATCAGTAATGGTACCAGCAGTTTCCTCGTTGAGGACTGGTGCCCACTTCTCAATCAGTCTGTCGTAAGATTCTTGCATATCATGCACTCCTTTTTATTTTGATGTTTTCTTAATAGCTGAAAGATATTGATCCATCACGCTAGAAGTTTCAGCAGTATATGCATCATCTTCGGTTACTTCTTCGGTGAATGTTTCATTTACTTTCTTTGTAAAATATGATTCCTTAACAGTCATAACTTTTTGTGCAAAAGTTTCTTCGTCTTCGAAATCAATTCCTTCTACCAATGACTTGAGCTTTTCTACTTGTGTAGCAGCTAGATCATTACTTGCCTCGCGAATAATTTCATCACGCTGGTAGTGCTCTAGTTCTTCTGCCATAGAAATAGCTTTTGCAGTAGTTTCATTCAACTTATCTTCAAGTTCTTCAACTGTTTCTGCCAAATCATCGACCAGGTCGACTTTTGACTCTGGAACTTCAATGTAGGACTCTGTGAACAAATCTTTAAGACTGTTCATAAAGTTTTCTGCAATTTCAGTTCTAAGTCCAGTTTGGACAGCCAACTTATTGTCTTCCATCCACTGTTCAACTACGTAGTTGAGATAGCTATCAACTTTTTCTACAAGATCATTCTTTGTTGTTTCAATTTCTTCGTTAAGCTCTTCTTCATACTTAGCTTCAAGACGATCAATCTCTTCAGCTAACTTAGTCTTAATCGCTGTTTCGAAGATAATTTCAGCTTTCTGCTTGAACTCTTCTGATAGAGTAGCTTCTTCTGAAATCAAAGCGTTTAAATCTTGAGAAAA